CCCTTCCCGACCTTCGGCAGTTCCGTGTGGAACGCGGTGAGTGCTTTCGCAAGCTCGCTCATGGTTACTCCTTGGCGAAGTCGTAGAGGCAGTGGTCGCAGATACCCGACTTGTCGATGACGACGCGTCCGTCTCGGTCTACCTCGTCTTCGACCATCGCCGACCAGTTCATGCTTCGCGTCTTTTCGTCTCGACGACGTTGCCACCGACGAAACTCTCGGGGTCGACCGTCAACGTGCCGGTTGGCATGTGGACCCACACGACGACGGTTTCGGGAACCCACTCGTCGCGCCCGTATCCGTAGGGGGCGGACTTCCACGTCTTCACCGTGAGTTCCGCTTCCGCGAAGTCGACGTCGCGGTGACCACCGATCTCGTCTCGGACAGTCAGCGTCAGGCGAGGTTTGAGTTCGTAAGCGTTCATGGCGTCTCCTGGGTGTGGGTGAAGTATTCGCGGAGTGCGTCAGTGGTTTCCCGGGACAGGTGGATGGTGGGGTACGGGTCGTCCGGGTACTGGTAGGTGATGTAGGTGGGGGTTTCGATGACCGTCACCCCGTTCGACGCCGTCCACCGGGTCATGATTTGTCCTCGGGGTAGATGCGGCGCGCGTCGCTGACAGCGGGCGCGTTGATTCCGACGTGTCCCGGCTGGCCGTGCGTCGGGCTGATAGCGACGAACGCGATTCCCCCGACCGTGTCCCCGCGGTTGTCTTCCACGTAGTGCGGGCGCGCGTGGCCGTCGATCGTGACCACCCACACCTCACCCTGTTTGGCGCCGTGCCATGCGGGCTTCGGTTCGGGGTGAGCATCGAAGAACTCGCGCGCTGCCTTGACAGAATCCGCGTCCAACGCGTCGTTGGGGCCTCCGAAGTACATGCTTCCGTCTGTGTGCAGCGTGACTCTGACGCCGTTCGACGCTCGATATTCGTTCACAGGGTTACCTCCACGATGATTCGGATGATGACCGCGGCGACCAGAAGCCACCAGACGATCACGAGAATGTTGGGACCCCGGCGTCGCACACCCTTCACGGGGGCGGCTTCACCCATAGGGCCAAGATCAGTGGGACGGTTCACGATGCGGCCAAGGGATGCGCTGGGTCGTGATTGCAGGGCGCCGGGTAGTCGCCGCACTCGTCGTTCTGCGGCCGATGACCCCCGTCGTCTGCGATGGTCAACTCCCGCAACACCCGCTCCCGCTGCCCAACCCACGCATCCATCGCCGCGTAGTGTCGTTCCGCGAACCCAAGGTTCTGTGCGGCAACATGTGCGGCGTTCCTTGCACGTTCAAGGGTGATGGCCGCTTCGTCCCGTGCTTTCCGTGCTTCGGTGACTGCATCGTCAGCATCAGCAGCGTTCATGACAGCTCCGGGAAGTTGAGGTCCGCGTCGGTGAACACGTACTGGCCGAACTCGTTCTGGCGGGGCAGTCGACCCGATTCGATGCGTCCACCGATGGCCTCGGCAAGTGCGAACAGGTCGTCAGTGTTGAAGTCCTCGCTCATGATTTCCTCCGCGGGCTGAAGATGATGGTGAATGTGGCGTGGGTTATGAGGGCTACGGTGAGCCCGTAGAGGATGGCGTCGTGGAGGGTGTGGTTCCGTTCACGACGGGTCCATCCGGGGCGACCGTTCACCCACCCGAGCGGGTCACGCCGCATGACCGTTGGCCAGTTCCAGCAGCACGTCGGCATGGCAGGGCTGATCGAGCGGGCACCAGCAGGCAAGGTCACGGCCGCGAAGGTCGGTGAGGTCGATGGCATAGTGCTCGACGTAGCGCCGAAACATCCAGACGACCATGTCCACGTCCGGGTTGATACTCCCGGCAGGCTCGCCGTTGACCGTGACCGTGAGCGGTTCGCCCACCTTGTACGGGTTGCCCCACTTCGACGGCCGCGACACGATCACCGCATCCGGGTTATCCGCCCGCCACGGGCGCTGACGAGACATCTGAATCCGCTTAGGCATGCCCCTCCCCTTTCGTTTGTGTGTTGTGGGGTTCGGTACCCCCAAATGGCCGACCCGAACCCCACAAGTCAGTTGGCGCGCGTCCGGTCCTCGCGCTTACGAGCCCTCCGTGAGCGACGGCACGTCCGGCACACGCGCTGGCTGTCGGGGCGCCAGCGATAGGTGTTCTCTTGCGTGAACTCGTGACCTTGCGCGCAGTGCGTCTTTCGTGCACTGCGGTGCCGACCCATCGAGACTTGGTCGAGGATGTTCTCGCTTCTCGTGCCCCACCGAAGGTTGTCGGCGCGGTTGTTCTGCTTGTCACCGTCGATGTGGCAGGCGTCAAGTTCAGGCCGGAACCCCGGAACGAACACCATTGCCACGAGGCGGTGCAGACGTCGGTGGACTCGCCGGCCCTCTTCGCTGATGCCTACCAACTGGTAGCCATTGCTCGACAGGAATGGTGTGAGCAACCCCCTTGGCCCGCGTGCACGGCCCGCGTCGCTCACCGCGTACTTGCCGCCCGTTCCCGGGACTGTTCCCCATCTCTCTTCCATGTGCACGCCCGGGGACTCGAACCCCGGCACCCTCGGTCGCTCCTCATCGGAGGCGCGAGAGTGGTTTCCGTCAGCGCGTGCCACCCGCTCCGTTCATTGCCGGGGCGCGTACGCCCGTTCCGCAATCCATCCGAAGACGATGTATCTGAGCCGCCGTAGCGCGCTCAGGAAGTGTGTGATCCCTTCGACCACAGAAAGCTGCGCGGGCTGCTAACCCGCGCCTTGGTAAGCAACCGGACTCACGATCCGATCCGCCCCCGGGACATACCGGGGAACCTCACAACCGCTGCGCCTATCCACCCCGTTCGGTGGCCTACGTTCCGCTTGGTTGCTATCTGTATGGAGTTCGCCGGATCAGCCCTTAGCCGCTCGGTGGGCGGGATGGGTGCCGGATTCAGTTGTGAACCGTCACGCAAGCGCGACGATTAGTGCCCGGGTCGCATGTGACTGCGACGGGGGCCGGTGTGACGGGGTGCTACTCGAGCTCGGGGATGTCCGTGGGGAGTGGCGGGTCTTCCGTGAGGATGTCCGGAACAGGACGAGACGAGTTCATCGGCCTTCCACCCTCTCCGCGTCGGGGCACGCGTCGGTGTACGCGTTGTGCCAGTGCGGGCGAACGTTGTAGAGGCAACGGTCCACGAGTGCGCTGTTCATCGTCCTGCCTCCCCTCGCTGCGCCGCGGCAGCCTCCGCGAAGACGCGATTGATGTGTTCCCGGACGACCGGAAGCATCGGCAGGCGACCGAAGCCGTTCGTGATTTCCCGCTCCGAGTCCCTGGCGTCCCAACCGGCGTTGAACACGGACTGAAGCGTCTCGATCTCAACCTCGGACTGCGGCCCCAGGGTGGCGAGGAGTTGACCAAACGCGAACTCACGATCAGACATCACACACCCCCCCTGTGGTCAACGTCCGACTCAAACCTGGGCCGGCCCGGCGTCTCGTGCTGCCGCTTCTCAACCAGCAGATCCACCGTGAGCAGTGCAGCCCCGATACCGAGCGGCACCCACCCGTCCACACCGAAAAACACAAGGGCGGCGCCGAAGAAGAACAGGAACCCTCCCACAAGAACGATCAACGCGCGGAACATCACGCCACCTCCAGCTCGGGAGTGTCGTCGACCGCGGGGACGAGGATCAGGCGTTCCTTGTTCCACGCGTCAAGATCGGCCGTGTAGAACGCGTTCCGCTTGCCCTGCTTGTAATGCTTCGGACCCTTGCCCTGCGAGATCAGGTTGTAGAGCGTCTGCACCGCCATACCGCAGTAGTCAGCGGCGGCTTTCGACGTGAGGACGGGGCCGCTCATGCTGCACGCTCCCCGATGAGGGCCTCAATGGGCCGGTCGAGTGCGGCGGCGATGCGGAGGAAGTTCTTGACGGTCAGCGCTTCGGGCTTGACCTTGAGTTGGTGTCGGAGCGTTGACCGTGCGATCCCCGATGCCTCAGCCAACCAAGAGAACTTGCGTCCCTCGGACTCGAGGACCCGCAAGACTCGCGCGGCTGCTTCGCCGTCTGCGAGGTGTGTGTTGGTTGCCATGTGTCAGAGTCTGACACCCATATGGCAACACGTCAACCCTTTTCGGCCATGTTGCACATCTTTTTGGCTACGCCGATGTATCAGACGGGGGTCCCGCGTCTCTGAGGGGACATGGATAAGACCCAAAAGGCCTCCACCGCCACATTCCTCGCAACAGGAACGGCTAGTATCGACGCCGTGGATGACGCGCCTCTGACCACCGCTGATGTGGTGCGCGAACTAAAGAAGGAAGCCCTCGACGTGTACGGCACTCGAGGGAAGTTCTCTGACGCCATGAACGAGCCCGACAACACTGTTGGGCGTTACTTCCGGGGTGAACGCGAGATGCCGGCCGACTTCCTGCTGCGGGCCATTGTGCTTCTCGGGGTCACCCCGGAACAGTTTTTCGCTAATGCACGAGCGACCCGGTCGGTGCCAACCAAGGGTGACTGAGCGCTTCGAGCTCTTCCATGAGCTGCATGAGCCCGGGGCATGATCGCCCCATCGCCATGACCGGGCAGATCTGTTCGCAGGCGGCGCCGGCTCCGCAGATGATGTGTCCCGGGGTCTGGGGGGCACTATCTGGGCTTGCCGGGCCGGGTCCGCTGGTGGTGCTTGCGCGTGCGTCGTTCAATGGTTCCCCCAACCCCGGTGACATCTGGTCGACGGGGGCTAATTAACCCGTCCGAGCGGGTTCCTGTCGACCATTAAGCGAAGGCTAAGTCATAGGTGTGACATAGGAGAGCGCTCGCCTGTCCCCCTTAAGGCGGACAAACGATAACGATTTGGTAACTCGCTAGCCAGGGTATACGACTTCGGTCTGGTTTCTGTTAATGACTCCTCAAGTTGTAGCGCTCCCCGCAACGTTTTGGTATAAGGTGTAGCTATGATCGCAACGATTCCACCCGAGAGGACGAGATAATGAGTGCCTACGACGCCGCCGGCAAGCGCAACTCGTCGAAGACTCACGCGCGACGAGGCCACGCTTGCGAGTTCTGTGAGCACACCTCTTTCGGGAACGGCGGCAAAGTGGCTCACGCCCGCAAGCATGTCCGTTCGGGTGAGGCCGTCGAACTAGTGAAGTGGTACGCGACTGAAGCGGCACCGGGGCGGGTGTTCCTGGCCGCGGCCGACGAAACCCGCATCTCAGAGTGGCACGCGCGCGGATACGAACCCGTGTCGCGATGAGCGCTACAGTCGGGGGTGTGCCCCAGAAGCGAGGACTCATCAATGACGCCGATCAGGCACGCATTCGCACAGCACTACGCGAGCGGGACGAGTGGGAAGCCGCACTGCGAGAGTCGGTCGTCGCTGCTGCGCAACACGGTGCTTCCGTGCGCGAGCTAGCCGCCTTCACGGGGTTGTCGACGAATACAATCAGCCGATGGAAGCGCGGCGAGTAGAACGTCATGGCTAGGCCACCGCTCCCCCTCGAGACGTACGGAAAGATCCGCACGTTCACTCACAACGAGAAGCCCGCCGCCAGCGCTTGGTACCGGGACAGTGACGGTGAGACGCGGCGGATGATGCGAACGGGCCGCACTAAGGCCCTAGCGGTCAACGCGCTCAAGGAGGCCCTGCGCGACCGTTTGGCGCCGGCCGGTGAGGTCATCACCCGTGATTCCACCCTTCAGCAGTTGGCTGAGGCGTGGAAGGTGGAGATGTTGGCGGACAGTAACTTGGCGGACGGGACGAAACTCACCTACCAGGAGGCGTTGAAGGCGGTTCTGCGGGGTTTGGCGGGTGTCCGGGTTGGGGAGGCTACCCCGGCGAAGCTGAACCGTTATATCCAGGCTGTGGCGAAGAAGACTCCTGGGCAGGCGCGGACGGTTCGGATTGTTTTGAAGCACATGATGGCGCATGCGGTGTATGCGGGTGCGGTGGATTCGAACCCGGTGCCGGAGACTAAGGCGGTGACGCGGTCGAAGCCGAAGGTGAAGGCGCTGCGTGCGGACGACATCGCCGCGATTCGTGGGCTGCTGGAGACGTGGGATGCCGGGTTCGACAGGTACAACCGCGCCCGGAATGGGAGCCTGCGGGACACGATGGACATGTACGCCGCGACCGGTGCCCGCACGTCCGAGGTTCTGGCGTTGCGGTGGTCCGACTTCAACTTCGACTCGATGCCACCCACGGTCACCATCAACGGAACCGTCGCTAGGAGCATCGACGGGAAGCTGGTCGTGAAGGAAACGCTGAAGACGGACAAGTCCCGGCGTGAGCTCGAGCTTCCGGTGTTCGTCGTGCCGATGCTTGTGGCACGGGCGGCAGGTGCGTATTCGGATCTGGTGTTTCCGTCTGCTGCGGGGACGCCGCGGTGGCCTGACAACCTCCGCAGGGATTGGCGGGCAGCATTGGAGGGGAGCGGTTACGCGTCTGTGACTCCGGGGGCGTTCCGTAAGGCTGTGGCGACGTTGCTTGCGGAGGATCTGGGTGTTGAGGCTGCGCGTGACCAGCTTGGGCATACGGGGTTCGGGAACCTGCGGCATTACGTGGAGCAGGCTTCGCGTGGGCCGGCGTCAGCGGGGACGGTGCAGAAGTTGCTGTCTCCCACGTCGGGTGTGACTGTTAATGTGAACGTAGAAGCCCCCGACCCGATTGCGACGGGCCGAGGGCAAGAGCCGACTAGTAAGGAGTCGACATGAACGAGTCTACTTGCCCGCCCCTGAGCCGCGATGAGGCGTTCCGGATCTTCGAGCATGAGCGTCCGCGGCACGAGCGCACGCGAGACTTGGCGCACATCTTGGCGGCGCATGGGTTCGACGCTGAGACTGATGCCATCCCTGTCCTCGCGGCCATCACGCGCTGGGCCGATTCGCACGTGTCCGCAGGGCTTGATGCAGTCTTCGGCGAAGAGTCGTCCCCCATCTCCGGAGTCCGGTGACGTTATGCTCCCCGCTGCCTCCGATCCGCGGCATGGAACATTGAACGGCTATAGGAACCTGGGATGTAGATGCCCGCGGTGCACGGATGCAAACCGGTCGGCGACAGCGGACTACAAGCGGCGTAGCCGAGCGCGAGACGCGGCACACCGGGAAGCTGCGGCTCTAAGGGCTGCGGCCGAGGGAGTGACGCGGCGCATGGCCGACACGGAGGAACTTGCCGCATGGCTTCGAGACGAAGCTGACGCGATCGCCCCTGCACGCAAAACCGCCACTAAATAGCCACTAGCGCAGAAAACCGCCCCGCCTGTCCGTAGACTGGCGGGGCGGTTTCGTTGATTTTCCGGGGCGGTGGGCCTGGTGGCGAGTGAGGGATTCGAACCCCCGAATGCTGAGCAGTCTGGTATGCAGTCGCGGTTACCTGGGCCTACTTCCCTCTACCGTTTCCCGTGATTTGGCTGGACGGTAGCCACAGGGAGTTCCAGGTAGCTTCTGAAAACCGCCACTAAACCGCCACCAGGGTTATCGCATCCGATACTAAGGGTCGCGCGGGGTATCACCTCGGTATGTCTTTACAAACGTCTTTACAGGCGGTAGACTGAGACGTAAGAAGCCCCGCACCTGCGTGAACAGGCCGGGGCGATGGCCAACTACCAAGGAGTTAGCATGACCGACGTTACCGCCCTCGATGCCGCCCTCGATACCGCCCGCGCAGCGCTAGCCGAGTGGGTGGGCGCGCAGACTGACACCATGAGCGCCGGGCACGCGCTGGCCGACGCTCTCCGCGGACTGATCGAACGCGTCACGTTCCTCGAAGAGAACCGCCTCTCCGCGCTGGAAACCGAAGTGCGCGATGCCGAGGGCGACCCGCTCGATGAGATCCTGGCCATCATCAAGAACCAGCAGCGACCCACCGAGCTCACTATGACGATCACCGTTCCGGAGTCGCTCAGCGTGGCGCAGGTGGCCCGGATCACCGCCGGCACTCGCTATGGGATCAGGGCATGAGCGAGTACACCCCGCGCATGCAGCATGAGTTGGTTGCCCAGTCCCTGGCGCTCGAGGCTGACTTCCTTGACGACCTGGGCGAACACGATGAGGCGAGCGCCGTCCGGGCTCGGATTGTGACGAACGAGGAGGGGCAGCGATGAGCGCTAGCCGCAACCGCTATCGGATCACCGTTCACGACGAATCCGGGGAAGCCGTTGTCGGGTACAACGCTTCCTCGCGTTGGAGGGCTCTGCTGTGGCTGTTGTTTGGGTGAGACGCATCCTCCGCGGTGCCGTGTGGATTGCCCTGGGAGTCATGGTTCTCCCTATCTGTGCATTGTGGGACTTGCTGGATCTGACACAACCGGTCTCGGAGCGAACCGAGGCGCTTCGCTCGTACTGGGGATTGCTCGCCGATGGCTAGGGCTAAGGGTGCTACTCCGGTGTCGAACTTCCGCATCCCCTCGGACCTCAAGGCGAAGGCCCAGGAGAAGGCCGCGTTGGAGGGTCGGAGTCTCACCGACGTGATCGTGGACTACCTGCGCGAGTACACCCGAGGAATGTGACGCGGTGATGTATCAGGGGAGCGTTTACCGTCCTCCCACGGGCATGGACACACGTCGCCCCACCATCACACCAGCCACCGAACTCACTCCCCCAGGTATCCCCTACCATGCGGACGACGACACCCCGTGTGACTCCCCCGGCCCTTGCTCACACTTTCGTCTCGTGTACTGGCGGACGCTCCCGTTTCAGTACTAATGACGAAAGCGCCCCCGGACCTGACACCGAAGTGACAGGCCCGGGGGCGTGAGTGTTAGAACCAGTAGAACAGGAACCCGAAGACGAGGCGGATCGAGTTCCCCTTGAACGGTGTGCGGATCACTCCGGTGCGTCCGACTTGTTGCCGCGGAACGCAACCGAGGTGAGGATCGACACTGCGCCGGCCAGTCCTGCGACGGAAAGGATCTGTGTCCAGTCGACGTCGAGGATGCCGGTGACGTTCGCGGTGAGGGTGGCGACACCAGCCTGAGCGACGGTCGCAACGGCACGGTCGAACGTGTCGATCCAGAACTGTTTGTCTGCGTACTTGGACATGGGTTTCCTCCTAGGAAAGTAGGTTGGGGAGTAGGGCGATCGCTGCGAGGACGAGGGCTGCGAACCCGGCGAGGCCACTGCCGATCTGAAACCAGGGCGTCCTCGAGGGGATGCGCGCCGCCACCATCTCCGTCTGAGACAACGCACGGTCAGCGGTCGACTGGGCCTTCTCGATGCCAGCCCGAAACGAGTTGTTCAGGTCCGCTTGGGTGTTCGTGTTCGACTCCACCGATGACTGCAACGAACCCACCTGACCGGTCAACTGTCCGAGGAGGAAGTTGGTTTGGTCCTGTGGACGCATGGGGGGTGCGTCTTCGGTCACGAGGCACCTCCCAACGCCTCGAGAGCGGCGGTGAGGTTCGCGCGGATCTTGTCGAACGCATCGCGGGTGAGGGTGACCGTCTCCACCGGGTCAGGGTCGGGTGCGGCGGCGAGCTCCACAGCGCGCGCCACGATTCCATCCAGATTCATCGACGGGCCGGGACACGCGGTCGCGTTCACGCCAGCCTCGTTGTGCCCGATGATGTGCGTCCGGTCAAGATCAATGTCGACAGTGAACGCACCAAACTGCGTCTGCTTCGACAGCCACGCCGCAATACGGGCGATCGTCTCGTGCGACTCCTCCGAGATGCCCCACGCCGGCGAGCCGGAAGTGTTCTGCGTCTCGATCGCCACCGAGTAAGTGTTCGCGGAACCGGTCGCGCTCGGGCGCTTCTCCGGCGCAATCATCTCGATCACGTCACCGTTCGCCTTCACGTACCACGTCGGGCAGGATGAGCGGTCGTTCTTCGTTTTGAAGTACGGCTCCTCATCTCCTGTGTTCGTGGTGTGGTGGATGATGAGCCGGTTGATGACGGAACCTGCTGCGCGGTCGCTGGAGAGCGGCACGGTCCACCCGCGGATCGCGTCAGGGTAGACGGGCGTGCGCGGTACTGCGGGTGATGCGACCGGCTCGGTGGGGAGTGTGACCTTCGTCCACCCCTTGCCCGCATTCAGGTGCTCCTGAAGCTTCTTCACGGTCTCCGGGCCGAGAGCCCCGTCGACGCTAGCTCCGACATTCATCTGAAGCGCCTTGTACGTCTGCGGGCCGGGGATGCCGTCCACGGTGATGCCCACCGCGGTCTGGAACGCCTTCCACGTGATCGGCCCCAGTTCACCATCGGCTGTGACGCCCAGGCTCTTCTGGAACGCGGTTGTGGTGGCCGGCCCCCAGGAACCGTCGACAACAAGCGCCCCCGAGGGTGCGGGGGGCGGGGCGGTTGCGCCGAACGTGCCACCGTTGTTCAGGTACGTCTGGAGCGCTTTCACCGTGTTGGGTCCGAGGATTCCATCCGCGAGCGAACCAACCACCCGCTGAAGCGCGGCAATCGTCTGCGGACCCATCTGCCCGTCAACACCGACGCCGAGGCGTCCCTGCAACGCGGAGATGGTCTGCGGTCCGAGCTGACCATCTACCGTCACACCCAGGACGGACTGCAACTTCGAGGTGGTCGCTGCACCCCAATCGCCGTCTACTACGAGCATGCCGCTTCCTCCCGTGGTCGAACCGGCGCCGACGACGCGGCTTCGGTCAAAGAACAGCCAGTAGCCGGCCGTGGTCGCGTGCCCAGCAACTTCGGAGTGAAGGTGCGGGCCGGTCGAGTTGCCGGTGCTGCCGACGAATCCCAGCCGGGCACCCTCGCCGCCGCTGGAGCCCACGGGGGGACAACCGGCGTGGGAGTCCATGTGGTGATAGCCGACGAGCGGGCCACCGTGGTACTGCACCCAGATGTAGAACCCGCCGCTGCCGTTACGTGACAGTGTCTTGACCGTGAACGGGCCAGATGCGCGGATGACCGTACCGCGCGGCTGCGGGTAGTCGATTCCCGAGTGGCCGGGGTAGGTTGCCGGGTTGCCGAACGGCATCGGAAGCTTAGCCATGTGGTCCCGCTTTCCTGGGGCACGACGAAACCCCCGGACCAATACGGTTCCGGGGGCTTCGTCGGGCCTACGTGTTCTAGTTGTGTTTCTTCCACTGCGTGATCGTGTCCGGGGAGATCCCAGCCACTTTCGCCGTTTCGCGGACGCTCGAGCGGGTGGTTACGTCGAGGACCACGCGTCGCCAGTTCGCGTCCGCGGCGACCTTCTCGGCGTGTGCCTGCTTGATGAGGTCGGCGTCTTCAGATGTCACGGTGCCGCGCGGGTTCACACGGTCAGGTTATCGGGGTGCTCCGGTCGCCCACCGCGTACGAACGTGTCCCTGGTGCACACCTCGTGCCTGTCGCAGACGGTGAAGTCGTCGATGTGGAGCCAGCGTGCGGGGAAGATGCTGGTGTCGACGTCCATTGTGGTCTCCATGCGTGAAGTGTACTGATCATCGTTACGGTTCACAAGATGTTCGCCCATGACCCTTACGAGCAGATACACCAACCCCTGATACAGAGGACCTGAACGAATCTCGGATTACTGGATGGGTACCCAGCCGGCGCCTGTCAGCAGGTACCGCTTCGGGTCAACAGGTGTGCCACCGGACCCGCGCACGATCGGGTCATAGTCAGTCGCGACATTGAACGCCGGCGTCGGGATGAAAGTCGCTGTTCCACGGTCGGCCATGTCAGACCTGCTCGATACAGATGGCGGCGCTGGATGAAACGGTGGAGAGAGTGAACGTCGTCCCGTCGATGGTCACCACGTCACCACGCGCGACACCCGCATCAGCCCAACCCACCTGAACCCCATCCAGCTCGCCGACATGCGAGACGCCTGGGGTTGCCGAACTGGTCGCCCCCATACCGACGAGGAACGGTGCAGTTGTGACCTGCGCGTCTGCCTCGGAGGCGGCTCCACCGATTCGCCCATTCATACGCAGCGTGTGAGCGCTGACCATCACGCTCAACGACCAGTTGATGCTGGACAGCTTCGGCACCCGCGTGAGCGCAGCCGAAATCAAGCCGTTCGTGCTGCTGCTGATGCGGTCGGTGACCCCAGTGAGGCGGGTCATAATGAGCGGGAACAGTGCGGCGCCAGCATGAGCGCTGTGTGCGGCAGTCGGCGTGTAGAACCCGGTGTACGACGCCTGCGTTGGTTCAGTGCTAGCCATGAGTATCACCCGGTCGCGGGTGACGGATGCATTGATGACGAATGCGGATGTCGAAAGTGGCGTGTCCAGGCTGGTGTACAGGGTGTTGTTGATCCAGTTGGTTTCCAGCGCAAAGGTCGTCGCGCCGTAACGCGAGTAGGTCGTGGCGTCGATGGTTGTGTTGTTGAAGACGTAGGGTCCCCGGGTGGCGACATCTGATGCTGCCGTATACCCCTCGAACGGTGCCAGCATGAGCCCCGTCGCGATCCCGGTTGTCGGGTACGAGATATCGAGGAACCAGTCGAGCCCGTAAGTGTTCCCCCCGGCCGCTGACTTCAGCACCTTGTGGGTCCGAGTGGAGATGACCACCGTGTCTTCGAGCGTCCACCCGATCGCGAGCAGTTTCGTCTCCAGCGCCGCGTATACCAGCGGTCCCGGGTTCGCGTCGGCGGGGATCGTCTCTTCCCAGTACGTCATGCGCTAATCCATTCGTCGCCAGAGATCGCGTTCGTCGGGTCGTCGACACCCTCGGTGCCCGTGTACTGCCAGAAGTTCTTCGGCAGTGACGCGTTACGTGTAGCGCCCTGTGTGGTGTGCGGGTTCATCGCGGACCCGTCCGCAACCGCAAGATCAGAACCGGCCGCGTCGACCCACTCGGTGTCGTAATCGGTGCCGGAGTTCTTCGCGAGCACCTGCCCGGTCGTGCCACCAGCAGCGACACCGGGACCGGTAGCGCCAGTTGCTCCCGTTGCACCAGTCGCACCCGTAGCCCCGGTAGCGCCAGGGTCACCCTGCGGCCCCTGCGGTCCAGTGTCCCCGGTTGGCCCAGCGGCACCCGTCGCTCCTGTTTCACCAGCAGGTCCGGTAGCACCAGCCGCACCAGTCTCGCCCTGCGGCCCCGCAGGACCAGTCGCCCCAGTAGGGCCAGTCGCGCCAGTCGCACCAGCAGGCCCCTGCGGACCCGTAGCACCAGTCGGCGTAACCCCCACCTCGATAGCCGGCTGAGCGGTGACCGCAACGGTGATATCACTCATCGCGGCTCACCTGCCCAGACAGGCGAATCTTCCCCGCCAGGTACGTGCGGTCCACGTCCGTGTTCTCGAGATCCCAGAACACCGGACCCTCGAGCTCCGCCGTATCCGAACCCACAATCGACAGCGTGATGACACCGGTCGCAGCATCAGACGCGTCCACAGTCAACGAGAACAGAACCTCGCTGGTAGCGGCCGTGTCGATACGTACCTGTGCGCGCCACCCAGTCGTCGGCAACACCAACGGGTCACCAGACTCCGTATCCGTCATCGTCACCTGAAAGTTCGAGTCATCACCACGGTAGATGCGGAGATCCAGCACCCCCGGCAGTTGGGCCAGTTCAGCCATTACGTCTCCCCTTAGAACGTGGACAGTGCGGCGCGTTTCCAGCCCGCGTTCGTCTTCACATAGATGTAGTTGTCGTCCGAAGTGATATCCCCGACCGTGCCCTGAGTGTCCGCGCTACTCGACGGGGTGCGCCGGGCCACATTCAAACGCCCCGGGACAGACACTTCCTGCGAAGACCGACCCAACCTGAGCTGATCCGCCTTCGTCGTCACCGCGTTCTCACCCAGAGCCGTCGACCGCAAATGCAGGGCATCAGCAGACCAACCCAACGCCGTAGCCGTCTCGAACTGCGCATACGACCGCCCACCCAGCGCGACCGCACCAAACCCGTCAGCAGTCGCCGCCGTACCAACCGCAACAGCCTCATCCGCATCCGTATCAGTTATCAGAGCCGCTTTGGCTTCATAACCGATCGCAACCGACGCGTACCCGTCCGCTAGACCATCAGTACCCAACAGGATGGAATCGCCACCAGCACCAGGATGGTCACCGTCACCACCACCGAACCCGGCACCATCCGCACCCGACTGCGTCTCCAAGACACGGACACGCCGCATCAGGTCAGCCATCTCACTACCCGGATTGTCGTATGCAGTCATCAGACAAACTCCTCCTCGATAGTGAGAGTCAGAGAATCGCCAACCCCACCCGACAACCCGATCAACCGGAAATCCGTAGGCCCATCAAGCAGGAACGGGTCATCCGAATCCGTCACCGTAATCGTCGAACCGAGCACCAGATCCGTAGGTGAAACCTCCGTCGCAAGCACCGTGAGCTCCGGCTGAACCGTCGCGTACTTGTACTTCTGGACCCGCGCAAACGCCAAATCCCCAGCCTGACCAGGCGTCGCCGCCATCTTCACCGGATACGTCGTATCCCGAGCCGGAATCACATACGGCAACGCATTCGCCGTACCACCAACAGCCATCGTCAACCCGTAACCCTGACCGATACCGAACACACCCGTAACCTGCTTCAGCCCGTCCTCAGACGACTTGTACGACGACACAGGCGAGTCCGCAGCAGTCAGATCGAAGTCGAACGTGCCACCAGTCAACGCACCCGCACGCGTCACCCACTCGAGCGTGTCCGACCCAGACCATTGCGGAGCGAACTCCACATCCGGCCCACCATCCAACCCCTGCAAGTCGTCAAGGATGTCCGCCACCCGCTGGAAGTTGTAGTTCTCATACACCGCAGAGAACGACCCAGACTCCACCAGCGACGGGAGCGTGATGGGCAGCGGGTAGATGGCGTAGGGGGCACCGATCGGCCCCTTGAGCCCCGCGTCCAACACGAGACCAACCGCGGACACCAACGACTTAGACGTGATCGTCAGATTCCCCGGAACCAACGACACATCCGAATACCCCGCCACACCAAACGGGTACCGGGCCGAAAACCACGACCGGATGTCCGTGTGCTGCACCGTCAACATCTGCGTATCCCGGTCGTACGGGCGCCCCGTCACAACACCCGCATACACCGGAACGTCATCCCAGCACTGCACCAGAACCCGGTTCCACGTCTCCGTCAACGCACGCCACGTCGCCCGCGTGTGAAGACGATCCCCCAACGAGAAAACGTGCGACCCCGACTGGGTGACGTTCAGCCGACGCGACCACGAACCCCGCGCCGGCTCAACCTCAAGCTGCTTCTCCCCGGTGAGCGTGTCACAGAACCAGTACGACCAAGTCACGGAACAACCACCTTCTCCGGGTCAGGTGCCCACAACTGGATCTGGTACTCAGCAACCGACCCGTACACGACGATCCGCAACTGCGGTTCCCCATACCGGGAGACGACAGCAGTCTTCGCACCCTTCGGAGTCGTCACCGTCAGAGTGTCCGAACCCCCATCCGCCAGGAGCTCGTCAAGAGCGTCCAACGCCTCCTCGAACGCCACCGGGTCGTCATTCACCAGAACCTTCCCAGTGATCTCCACAAGCCGCCCAGACAGATACCCGGGAGTGGAGAACTGGCCGGGCTGGTTGGGGCGGTCAACATACTCACGTCGCATCGACGTGCCGCCCACAAACCAGCCCTTCAACCCATCCGCAGCAATCGTGTACGTCGCCGGCCCCTCATGCCCCACAAACGTCAACCCGCCAACAGTCGCTTCGATGTTCGCCATCAGGCACTCCTCCGAAGCTCGAACTCAAGGGTGTGCGCCGCAGCTCGCCCAATCAGAATCGGGTCCACATTGGGCGGCGGGGCAATGTTCTGCGTGACGTTGACACTCGTCCCACCGCCACCACCCGACGCCCACCGGGGCATAGGCGCCGCGTACTGAGGCTGAACCTCACCACCATCCGCATACCCACGAATCCGGCCACCACTGTTGATGTAATGCAGCAGCGCCTTGTTCCGCTGAGCCGCCTCCGTGTTCACAACGAACTCGCCAGTAGCCGCATGGATCAGGACGTTGTCCTTGCGTGACGGACGCCCGGGGATCTCTCCACCGTCCGCGAACCCACCCGCAGTACCATCGCCCGCCGCACCCTCACGCGTCGCCCGGTACACAATCGAACCCTTGAGAGTCCCGTACCGGTTCATGAAGTCGTCGATCGTCGTAGCCGCCGCGGCGGTATCGGCGACAACCTTCATCGCCTTCTCATCCGGCAGCGCGAACACCAAGTCGGCGAGCGCCTGGACCTCGTCGGCGTTGTAGCCCGCCTCAACAGCGGAGTCGATGAACGCCTGCCGCTGCTTCGCGAGGGTGTCGAGGTAGATAGCCGTCGCCTGGTCAGCACCCAGCGTCGCCGAATCCACCTCAAACTGCGCGAGAGCAGCCTCCTGCGCCTTGCTCGCAACATCAGCGAGCATCGCCGCGTTCGCCGAACCCGCCTCAGTGGTCTCATCCAACGTCAGAATGAAACCGTCCAGAGTCCCAACGAACCCATCCAGGGTGCCGTTAGCGTCCAGGAACGCCTTCTTCTGCAAGTCGATGAACGCTTCCTTCTGCCGATCCACCTCATCGCTGATGCCGGCTAGGGCCGACTGGTACGCGGCGTTCGTGCTGACCGCGTCCTGCCCGATCCCGTTCGCCTCATTGATGGTGTCGATCAGTTCCCGAAGGTTCGTCTGAAGTTCCTCAGCCTGAGCCGCAGCATCCTTATACGCAGTCGCCGCATCGGTCGTCTTGTCCGCCGACACATCAGCCGCAGCAGCCTGGTCCTCAAGGTTCTTATCGGCACGCTCGAGCCCGTCAGACAGCGCGTTGACCGTGTTCACAGAGTTAGCGATCGACGGGTCAAACGGGT